ACACCAAAGATATAAAAAAAGCTAAAAATTTAGGGTCTAGATGGGTGACAATATTTAAAAACTATCCACAATTTGTTTTAACTGAAAAAGATTTATATTTATTAAATAATGATGATTAAGGTTGATTAGTTGGTGTTAAAAATGGTGGTGGTGGTGGTGGTGTTGTATTATTAATATCTAAAGAAAAATCTAATTTACGGCCACAACATCTTGATATTACATGACGATGGTTGATTATACTTAAAAATGTTCCACCAATTGATACCACTAAAGCTATTATAGATAAAATAGAATTTTGATCCATTTATATATATATATGTATATATATAAATGTTTAGAAATAATATTAAAAAATTATTTAGTTCTATAAATACTAATGATAAATTATTCTGTGATTTAACATGCGATAAAATATGTGCTTGTGAAGAACACATAAAAAAACTTTTTGAAGATTTAAATATTAAGGTTTTAACATTAACTATGAAACAAGGGGAAGATAAAAATGATTTAAAATAGTTTAGTTATTTTTTTAATATTTATTAAGATTATAATATGGCAGATTTTAAATCTAATCTTTTTACAAAATTAAAAGATAAAAAATTAAGTGAAACGTCTATAAATCTTTATTTACGAAATCTAGAAAAATTAAATGGTGGTGAATTAAAAGATTTTAAATTCTTAAAAAATGTTGATTCAATTGTTGAAGTATTAAAAAAATATAAAGATAATACAAAAAGATCAATATTAATATCAATCGTTTCTGTCCTTGGATGCTGTCCCGATGATAAAAAAATTGTAAAATTAAGAAAACAATATTATGATTTAATGTTAAAAAAAAATGATGAAATAAAAGAAAAAACTACTGATGAAGCTACAAAAGAACAAAAAGAAAATTGGATATCATGGGATGATGTCAAAAAAAGATTTGATGAATTAAAAGAAGAAGTAGAAAAATTCAAAGATTTAAAATCTTTAAGTGAAAATCAATGGAATACCATGTTATCGTATATGATACTAGCATTATATGTTTTTCAAAAACCCAGACGTAATAAGGACTATCAATTTATGAATATAATTTATAAATTTAATGAAAAACTTCCAAAAGATATAAATTATTTATCATATTCTGAAAATGAATTTATTTTTAATATTTATAAAACATCTAAAAAATATGGTCAATCTAAAATGCCTATAAGTGAAGATTTAAAATCATGTATTGATTTATATTTAAAATTCCATCCTAAAATAAAAGGTAAAATAATAAAATCAATAAATACACCATTTTTAGTATACTTTAATGGTTCATCATTAATTCAAACAAATAGTATAACAAAAATATTAAATAAAATATTTAATAAAAAGATTGCTAGTTCAGCTTTAAGACATATATTTTTATCATCTAAATATGGTGATGTAGTTAAAGAAATGAAAGAAGATAGTACAGCAATGGCACACAGTCCAGCCCAACAAAAAGAATATATTAAAAATATTATATAAAATATATATTATATATATACGATGGGAATTGATTTATCAGAAGATCCAGTAAAAGAAAAAATAAATAAAGAATTAAAAATAGAAGGCAGAAGAAAAATAGAAGAACGTGAAAAATCAGGTGGAAATTTAATAAAAAAAATTACTAATGAATTTGTAAATCCAGAATCAAAACTAAGAAGTTATTTAAAACCTGATTTAAGTAATTATCCTAATAGTGCAAAAAAGACGATGGAAACAATAGGAAATTTAGATGTAGAAAGTGTAGAAATAGTTAGAACCCCATTAAATAGTGCTTTAACTAAATTTATTAATTTAATTAGTTTAAATAAATTAGATGAAGCAACAAAGGAAGCTGGATATGATAAATTATTTCACCTTCAACTGGTATTAAATGTAAAAGACCCCAAAGGACATTTAAAAAAAGTTGTTATACAGAAAACAGAACGTGTTCAAGTTGATTCACATCTTTATGGTGTCGGAAAGGATACAGAATATTTAAATGTTCCAATACATGGTAAAAAATTTACAGCAAATCAAATGTTAGAAAAGACACGTAAAACGATGGGTGATAATTTATTTTTTGGTTATGAAGCATTTGATAATAATTGTCAAATATTTGTAATGAATCTTTTAAAATCACAATCTTTATACGGACTTAAAGAAAGAAAATTTTTATATCAAGATCCAAAAGAAATAGTAAAAAAGATACCATCATTATCACGTAAAATATTAAAATTTACAACTGATGCAGGTAATGTATTTAGTAAATTATTGGGCTTTGGTGGTAAGAAAAAAAATAAAAAAGTTGTTGTTATGCCTAAAGCTGATTATATAAAAGAACATAAAAAATTGATAAAAATTCTTGATGATGCAGGTAAAGAAGGTAAGAAACAAAAAAAAGAATTATTATCTAAAACTGGTGGTAAAGATTTTTCAAAAATGACCCAACAAGAACTAGAACATGAAATCGTAAAAACTTTAATTGAATTTATGAAACACGGAAAAACAAGACGATTAAAAGGTGGTTTTCTGAATCTAAATCAAATTAGACAAGCATTTGAAAGTTTAGGAAATAAAATAAAAAATGAAATAGTAAATCCAGAAAGTAAACTAAGAAAAGCAGTCAAACCTATTGAAGATGTAGGAAATAAAATTGCAAATGAATTTACCAACCCTAATTCTAAATTACGTGTTCTAGTCAAGCCGATTGAAAAAAGTTTCCAAAAATTCGGAAAAGATACTAAAGAAGCCTTCGAAGATATCGGTCGTAAAATAAAAAATGAATTTACCAATAGCAATTCAGACCTATCAAAAGCATTTAAACCTTTAACAGATACTGTAGGAAATAAAGAATGGTGGAAAAAGACTTTAACATCACCAGAAACATATATTTTATTGATCACTATAGCATTAGACGTAGGTGCGATGGCAGGTGTTCCAGGTGCTGGGCTAGCATCGACAGCAACTAAATTATTAGTTGATATAGCCCAAGGAAGACAGGTATCAGTTGCTGATCTAACCAATCTGGCATTATCATTAATTCCTACACCTAAAATCCCAGGATCTAAAGGTATATTCGATGCTGTCAAAAATCAATTAATAGGAAGTAATGCAATGTCAGCAGCACAACGTGCACAATTAATTGGACGTAATGTGGTTCAAGCTGTTGATGCACTAGCAGGTGATGTAAAAGTAGGTTTAGGACATGATGATGGGTATGAATTACATGCTATAGTAGTGAATAAGAAAAATTCTAAAGAAGATGCTGTAAAGATAGCAGAAAGAATATCTAAAAAGAAAGATCTATTTATACGTGAAACTAAACAGTCATATAGATTTAGAAATATACCAAAAACTAAATTTATCCCTAAGACATTTAGAACTAAAAAATTAATGAATGGTGACTATAAAGATATTGGTGTTTCTTTAATTTATGGTAAATTAAAATAATATAATTAATAAATATTTTTATATTTATTAAGTATATATTATGAAATCTAATAGTGCCTTAAACAAATTCACTAAAGAAACACCTGAACTAATGAAACGTCGTGCTGAACAACAATTGGTGGTAAATGAATTTAATGATGCTAGATCACAAGTTATAAGACGTTTATTTGATCAGACAGCATTATATCAAGAATTATATGATAAAAATCAAACCATGGGTAATACTGTTATAGAAATGGATATAAATAAAGCATTGACAAAATATTTAAAATCTATTGAACTTGCTAAAGTAAAGGTAGAAGAAAATGAACCGAAACCATTTAATGATATATTTGGTGCATATTCTAATGCGGTTACCAGTATAAATTCTTATATTAATTCTACAGGCCAAAGACCAGCGATTTCAAAAAATTATACCCAAACACTGGCATCTAGTGCACCTTTATTATTTGAATTATATAATTTAGGATTGAACAAATTTACTACTATTGATACATCATCAATTTTTGAATCATTATCACCAAATCAAGCGAAAGAAAGAAAACCAGAAACAGTTAAATCAGATGCTGAAAAAGAAGCTGAAAGTAAAACATCAGATGATTATGATAAATTAATTTCTGAAATAGATAAAGTATTAAATGAAAATAAACCTGTAGGACAAGGAAAAAGAAATAAAAGAAAGGGTGGTGCAGCAGGCAAAGTGCAACTGGGTTTAGATGTAGCAAAAGAAATAAATAAACCTAAAATAACAAAAGAAGATTTATCATCTTTATGGTTATTATATGAAAATGTAAGATCATCGTATGAAACTGGTCAAGCAATTGCAGACATTAATCTTGCTGGTGTTGTTAGTGTTTCAAAAGCTGAACGTTCAAGACTAGAAAAACAACTGGAAACAGCTATAAAATTAAAAAAGGAACATGCATCAGAATGGGGGCAGGTCTGGCAAGAATTAAAAAGGGGATTACAAGTGCCACCTAAAACAGGTAATGGACAAAATAATAAAGGACATCCAAGGGGCTTAAAAACTAATAGAACATTAGAAAGAAATTATGAATTAATTTCTGAATGGTCTTATCCTTCTTTTGTCCCACCATCTAAGCCTGATATTCCTTTATTTAAAAATCCTAGATCACGTGTAAATAATAGAATTGAAGCGAACGGAAAGAAAAAGGCGAAGAAGTGTGGAAAGCCTACATATAAAGAAATTTAATTTTATTCTATTTCTGGTATTACCTTTGACACTATACAATCATAATCACACTTATTTTTTTTCATTTCATTTTTAATAAAATTATGATATTTTTTTAAAGGCTTGTCTATGTTCATTAATCTAAAAACTACGTGACGACCACAAGTTGCAATTTTACTTCCCCCAGCTTGATATGGTTCAGTATTATAAATAACTTTTAATTTTGTTTTATTAAATAATTTTGAAAGATATTTATCATTAATACCTAAATCATGTTTTATATCTTTTGATACCCATTTTAGATCATCATCTGGATATTTTCCATAAGAATCAAACATTTCAATTATATTATTTTGTCTTAAAACACAAGTCCAGTGACCAGTATTAGGTGAATCCATATATAATAAAACAAAAAAACACCTTTTAGTTGGTAGTAATTCTTCTATATTATTATATTGTGGCAGTTCATTATACATTACTATTCTAGTATTAGGAAGATATTTTTTAATTAAAGCATCACTAATCGGTGATGCTTCGATTTCTTTAATATGTTTATTATTATTCATTATATATTAATATAATAAATAAAAATTAGATTGAATATAAATAATTTTTTATCTTTAACAGTTTATCATCTTCAATATTATTAAGACTAAAAAATATTCCGTTTTTATTTCTAGTATGTTTTATTTTTTCTTCTAAAATAATCTTGTATAAATAAATCAAATGTTTTTTATCCTTAATATCGTCTATTAATTTTACTATATATTTTTTTTCATTAAATTCTATCATATATTAGAATAATATAAAAAAATTAAAATGA